GTAAACTATTTGTATCAGCGTGAAGCTACTCTGTTATTTCAAGAGAGCAAAATTCAATCTCTACTTAATTATCTTAAGAAGTTGAAAAGAAATCTACAGGACTCTGAAGACAACGAGATACTTCATATAAGGGCGTTTAGAAAAAGCATTAGAATGATAGAAGAAACAGAGGAAGGAAAACGATTTGAAATTGAAATGGATGATGGAAGTATAGTTACGTATGTTGGTCATGATCAAGATTTCGTGCAGTACTGTGCTTCTAATTTCAAGTTTATACCTAAGAAGTGTAAGAGAACTGGAACTAGAAGAAAAGGAACTAGTGGGTATTGTGCTGCATGGAGAAAATTCCCAATTCCATTAAATGAAAGTGATTTTTTGGATGTTCTTAGGGATACTTCATTGCCAGATTGTGATACTGCTCAAGAAATCCATAATTATTCAAAGGTTAGGGACCCTATGGAAGATAAGAAATTTTCTGTGTATAAAGGAGTTATGGGTGACCCTGGAATTATAAAAGCTACGATTTTAAATAATGCTGAATTTCATTGGGATACAAAACTTGACTTTATACAGCTTATATGGGGCACGGTTCATGGTCACACTATAACAAAAGAAAGAGGTACGGAGCTTAATGGAAATTTTGAGGCTCTTAGCAAGGTGTTTGCTCTAGAAAAAAGGCATACAGGTAATCCATCTGACTTGATTTTTGCGTTAGATAAATTTTGGTGGAATTTCTTTGATCATACTGACTTTCACCATGTTACATTTAATCTACCGAATAAGAAAGATGTGTTTGAGTTTGAGAGAGGTAGAAATGCCTCTGCAGGGTACCCTGAATTGTCTCAGAAGGAGTGTTCATCTATGATTACTCAGTTGAGAGGACTAAATAAAGAGTTTATCAATATTCGTGCTACGATGGCGCCTAAGAAGAAAGAACTTGCTCATGTTACAGCTCTAAGGGTAGAGCGATTTATCGATTCAGCTATGTCTATACTGAAGGCTGGTAAAATTCCGGAGGAAGGTTTGATGGGCTCGGTAAGGTTTATATTGCAATACAAGAATGAACTCCAGACTCTTTATGATTTCTGTGATTTTTCGGAACCGTTACAAAATAATGATCCTAATTTCATGAAATTTGTATCCAAAATAAGAATCTTTTGGACTGATTGTGCGCTTAAAGTTATGATTGACAGGATTTTTCTCTATTCGGGTATAGAAGTTCTTAAGGGAGGACATTCTCCTCAAATTATAGCAATAGGTGTTGATATGAATGGAACGTTCACTAATATGATGATGAGATTGTCTCTCGATAGAAGGATAATGGAACCTGATTTTGTATCGTTGGTTAATGACATTTATAAGGAGTGTCCAAAATTGATTCCTAGAATTTATTGTGAACTTGATTTTAGTAAGTATGATGCGTTAGTCAACTTTCTTCAATTGCTTCTTTGTTCTGCTTCTTTGAAATTGGTTTATAAGAGGCCAGAAGCAATAGCTTTGAGAAAAATGCTTGATTATATGACAGCAGTTGTGTCAACCAATCAAGCTTTTAAATTTGCTTATATACCAATTTTAGAAAAGATGTATTATTTTCAAGGTAGGGTTCCATCTGGTTCTTATTTCACTTCATTGGGTGATTCGATGGTCCAAATTGTTCTGAGAATAATGTTTATGGATGATGTGCTTGCTGGACTATTCAAAGAAAAGAAATTTGAGGAAGCAAAATATGTATTCTATACTATGAATGTTTTATTGGTTGCTCTTGTATTTGGTGATGATAGAACCGAAGGGATGCCAGAAGTCTGTTATGAGTATATAGGTATGCATGCATTTAAAGACTGGTTAAGCGACAAATTTGGATGGATAATAAAGTTTATAATTCCAGATGTTAGGTCGGGGCAGCCTTTAGATTATTATTCCTCATCTATAGGTAAAGTTTATTATGAAACAAAGAAAAAATTTGTTGTTCAAGTTGGAGATATAGTTGATAGCCCTACATTCCTCAAGACTAAAATAGTTGAAGTTTATAGAGATGGGGAATGTGAGGGAATTTATCCCTGGAGACCAACTCCAGATCTCCTTTCAAAAATGGGTAATTCGCTTACTGCAATATCAGATCCTTTTAAATATTTGTGTTCATTAATAAGTATTGCTTACTTAGCTATTGGTAATTTGGAGGTCTATTATATTGTTAAAAATCAATTTGAAATATATTCTAGTAGACTCGAAATGCAAGGTTATATAATTGAAGATGAATTGACAGAGTTGATTAGTCAATTCGAAGAGGATCCTTCATTGTATAAAGACCTACCTAATTCTCTTAAAAGGATAATTAAAACTGGAGTCTCACCCAGATTTCCCTCTCTAGAAGAGATAAGGTCCAAACATAACTATAAAAGAAAGTTGAAAGGTAAGAATTCTGTTAGCTTTGCTGATAGTTGCAGAGGGGGTATAAGTATTCCAAGAGTAGATAGTCATCCTGATTATCTAATCCTAAAAGAGGATTTTGAAAGAATTAAGGAGTATTACTTAAATTAAGGTATTTCGTGAGGTCTGCAGAGCCTGC